ATTGTATTAAGTAATTCTACTTCGGCACACAAAAGAATAACAGTAACAGCTCAAGTAGATGTTAATACTACACCAGCTAATCCAAACTACACGGGTAATGAGTTAGAGCAAGCTATTAATTATGCGCTGACAGCTAATCCAGGAGGAGTTAAAGCTAAAGTGTTTGCTCTTAAGGATGCTGATGGTAAAAAAGTATATTTTACTGATTTACAATATTCATAATATTAAGATATGAAACCAAGAGGATTAGGAGATACTATAGCTGGTTTTACCAAGAAAACAGGCATTAAGCATGTGGTAGACACTGTGTCTAAAGGTCTTAATATTCCTTGTGGTTGCAACAATAGACAAGAATGGTTTAATAATAAATTTCCTTATAATAAGTTATGAGTGGAATAACTATTAAACCATTTTATCCTACAAGTGTTGCACCAGTTTACGAGAGAGATATGTCAGGTGATCCTGCTGTAGGTAGAACCCTAAAAAATGGTGTGATTATAATGGATAAGAACTTGTCTCCTGCTGTGCGAACTGAAACCCACTCTCATGAACAAACTCACGTCAATCAAATTCATAACGAGGGCTTTACGTGGGACGATAAGCATATCTATTTTAAAGGAAAAAAATATCCAAAAAAACTGTTTATAGAAGGCAAGGGTCCATGGGAAGGTCCTGCTTATAGAAACGAAATTAAAGCAACATAAAAAATAAATAAAAATGGCTAAAAAAGGAAAAGGCATGGACGGTTACAGTTACAAAGTTCCTGCGGAAAAATTAAAGAAAATTCAAGATAGCTCAGCAAAGATGGGTTATAAACAATCATTTGGTGAAGAAAGAATGTCACCTGGCAAAATGGGTGATCATGCTGCTGCTAAAATGTTAAAAGGAGATGCTGCTGCTAAATATTACAGCGGGCCTGGTGACATGCATATGAACGGTGCGGCTAAGTATGTAGGAGCCGCTAAACATGGTAAACCTCATAATGATGATAAAGAACTAACTAATTTGCAAAAATTTAGAAACTTCATTGAACCAGGATATAAGAACCTAGGAAATCAAAACTCCAATAATCAACTATTTGATGCGGATGGAGATGGAGATACTATATTTAACGACAGTAATAATGACGGAACAATGCTTAGCCGCGCGTTTGATAAAGTTACGAAAGGTGGTGAAGCAGATAGACAAAGAAGTTTAGCTAGAGGAGCTACAACGGGAACTTTCTTTGGTTTAGAAAAACTTTTCGATAAAGACTAGTTTTAAATGAAAAAAATATGGCAATGGTTAACCGGTAACGTCATCAAAGAGGTTGGTGACGTTATCGATAAACTAACCACTACCAAGGAAGAAAAGCTAGAGGCGCAACGTCTTATAACTGAGATCCTTGAGAAAGCCGATAAAGAAGCTCAAGAACAAGTAACAGAAAGATGGAAAGCTGATATGTCTTCAGACAGTAAACTATCTAAAAATATAAGACCAATGGTTTTAATATATCTAACTGTTATATTTACTGCTTGTGCTTTTTTTGATGGTAATATAGGTTCATTTAAAATTGCCGATGAATATATACCTATATTTCAAACTCTTTTAGTTACAGTGTATGGCGCTTACTTTGTAGGTCGTAGCTGGGAGAAAGCAAAGTCTATACAAAAAAATAGTTAAATTAAATAAAATTAAATAAATGTCTAAATTAAATAAAATTACAGAAGAAGAGTTAGAAACAGTTTTAAAACAACAAAAAGAAATCAACAGCATATTAGTAGCTATTGGATCTCTTGAGACTCAAAAACATAGTGCTCTTCACAAGGTTGCTTCGGTTAATGAGAAAATTGAAATAACTAAAAAAGAACTTGAAGATAAATACGGTCAGATAGATATAGATTTATCAGACGGATCATACAAAGAAATAGAAAAAGAAAAATAGCAATGCAAAACGTCATAAGAAAAATCAGCATAGGTTCTGATTATAAAAATGACGCCATGCATTATTCTATTAGTCAAGAGGTGTATGGTGGTCACACTATATCACATATTTTATTTGAAGACTCAGATTCTTCTTATAACATTTTTATTAAAAAAAACAATGAGGTATTGCCTTGGAAAAAATTTAATTCTAATATGGCTATATCTATTGAGTATGATCTACAGTATTAATGAAAAGCGTATATGACTTTATTGTAAAGCCATTAGGTGAAAGATATTCTAATACTAAAAAAATCGGTGAAGTAGATTTAGTTGTTAACACTAAAGTTGAAAATTGGAAATTTGTAAATAGATTTGCTGAAGTAATAGAAACACCTCTGGCTATAGCAACACCTGTAAAAAAAGGTGATATCGTTGTTGTGCACCAGAATATATTTAGAAGATATTATAATATGCAAGGCAAACAAAGCAATGGGCGTTCTTATTTTATGGACGATTTATATTTTGCTTCTGTTGATCAGGTTTATTTATACAAAAGAAACAAAAGCTGGAAGTCTTTAAATAACAGATGTTTTATTTTACCTATTAAAAATTCAAACTCTCTATTAAACAATAAAGAGCAAAACAATATTGGTATATTAAAAATAGGTAATAACTCGTTAGAGGAGCTAGGAATAACTCCAGGACATATAGTAACGTTTAAAGCGGGATCTGAATGGGAGTTCAACATAGATGATATGCGCTTGTATTGTATGAAATCAAATGATATTTTATTAGAACATGGACACGAAAGAAACGAAGAAGAATATAATCCAAGCTGGGCAAAGAGCAGTTGAAGAGTTAATCAAAGTAGCTAAAGAAGCTATTGTAGATTCAGATGATGACATATCAGCTGACAGGCTTAAGAACGCAGCGGCAACTAAAAAGTTAGCTATATTTGATGCTTTTGAAATACTTAGTCGTATTGAAGAAGAAGAGAATATATTAAATGAAAAACCTAAAGAAGTTAAAGAAAGAACTTTTAAAGGGTTTGCTGAAGGAAGATCTAAGAGATAATGTACGAGCAAACGTTATATAAGGTCTTAAAAGATCACGTCAAACCTAAGATTGTTAACCGTATGAACCGTTATAAGAAATGGGAGTACGGTTATAACAAAGAACACGATATCGTTATAATAAGTAAAGACGGTACGATAGGTGAGATATACGAGATACAAAACTTAAAAATAGCTTTACCTAAAGCTAACAATGTACATAAGTTTGAAACTAACAAATGGGAATACACAGAATATCCTAAAGTATTAAAAAAAATAAAGTCTGTATTTGATTGGGAGGAATACCCAATAGATTTTAAAGAAAAATGGTATGATTACATCGATAATGAGTTCGTCCGCAGGGAAGAAGGCTTTTGGTTCTATAATAAGGATGTGGCTACTTACCTTACTGGTACTCATTATATGTACTTGCAGTGGTCCAAAATTGATGTTGGGCAACCAGACTTTAGGGAAGCAAACAGATTATTCTTCATATTCTGGGAAGCTTGCAAAGCAGACGAGCGCTGCTATGGGATGTGTTACCTTAAAAACAGACGTTCTGGATTTTCCTTTATGGCCTCAGGAGAGGTGGTTAACTTGGCAACTATATCGTCCGACAGTAGGTATGGTATATTATCAAAGTCCGGTCCTGATGCGAAAAAGATGTTTACAGACAAGGTCGTTCCAATATCGGTCAACTACCCCTTCTTTTTCAAACCAATTCAGGACGGTATGGACAGGCCAAAAACAGAGCTTGCGTACAGAGTACCCGCGACAAAGTACACCCGTAAGAAGCTTGAGACAAATGAATCGCTCAGAGAGCTCGACGGTCTCGACACCACGATCGACTGGAAGAACACAGGGGACAATTCGTACGACGGGGAGAAACTAAGATTACTAGTCCACGATGAAAGTGGCAAATGGGAAAGACCTAATAATATATTAAACAATTGGCGTGTAACTAAAACAACATTAAGATTAGGTAGTAGGGTTATAGGTAAATGCATGATGGGTTCAACCTGTAACTCATTAGATAAAGGCGGTGAGAATTTTAAAAAAATATATTATGATTCAGACGTCACGAAAAGAAACGCCAATGGACAGACTCGCTCAGGATTATATAGTTTGTTCATACCTATGGAATGGAACTACGAAGGCTACATTGATTCTTATGGCATACCTGTATTCGAAACGCCTAAAGAAGAAACTATAGGTCCAAGAGGAGATTCTATAGATACAGGTGTTATAAATTATTGGCAAAACGAGGTTGATGGATTAAAAGGGGATCAAGAGTCTTTAAATGAATTTTATAGACAATTTCCTAGAACAGAAGAGCACGCGTTTAGAGACGAAGCTAAACAATCTCTTTTTAATCTAACTAAGATATACGAGCAAATAGATTTTAATGGAGATTTAAAACACAGTAATTTAGTTACTAAAGGTAGTTTTCAATGGGCTAATGGAACAAAAGATACACAAGTAATATTTGTTCCAAATAATAGCGGGAGATTTTTAGTTAGCTGGGTTCCACCTGAGAATTTACAAAATCGTGTAATATTAAAGAATGGAATAAAATATCCTGGCAATGAGGATCTTGGTGCTTTTGGTTGTGATAGCTATGACATATCAGGAACTGTGGATAATAGAGGTTCTAATGGTTCTCTGCACGGGTTAACTAAATTTAGTATGCTTGACGTCCCTCCAAATCACTTCTTTTTAGAATATATATCGAGACCTCAAACAGCTGAGATATTTTTTGAAGACGTGCTTATGGCTTGTGTTTTTTATGGGATGCCAATATTAGCTGAAAACAATAAACCAAGGTTGTTATACCATTTTAAAAGAAGAGGTTATAGAGGCTACTCGATGAATAGACCAGATAAAATTTATAATAAATTATCTGTAACAGAAAGAGAAATAGGTGGCATACCTAACTCAAGTGAAGATATCAAACAGGCTCATGCAGCAGCCATAGAAACTTATATAGAAAACTTTGTAGGTTTTAATAATGATAAATACGGAGATATGTATTTTCAAAGAACATTAAACGATTGGAGTAGATTTAATATAAATAACAGGACAAAGCATGATGCTTCTATTAGTTCTGGTTTAGCACTTATGGCTTGTAATAAGCATAGGTACACGCCAGTTCCAAAAAGACAATTAGTGTCATATGATTTAGGAATTAAACAATATGACAACACTGGTAGTGTTTCAAAAATTATAAAATAAATGAATATAAAATATAATGCTAATAGCGCTTTCCCCAACCAGGTAGTACCTTTGGAAGAAAAAATGAGCTTGCAGTATGGTAAACAAGTTGCCGATGCTATACAGTCAGAATGGTTTGCACAAGGTAGAACAAATGGTAATAGGTATTTAACTACATTTAATAACTACCATACACGTAGGTTATATGCTAGAGGAGAACAGTCTGTTCAGAAATACAAAGATGAATTGTCTATTAACGGCGATTTATCTTATTTAAATTTAGACTGGAAACCTGTGCCTATATTGTCTAAATTTGTAGACATACTAGTAAATGGTATATCAAACAAGGATTATGATATTAAAGCTTACTCTCAAGACCCTCAATCTTTAAAGAAAAGAACTGATTACGCTAATGGCTTAGCTCAAGATATTTTTGCTCAAGACATTATAAATCAAGTAAAACAAACAACTGGAGAAGACATTTCTAATACTAGTATAGCTCCTGGTGATCTACCTAAAACAATAGAAGAAATGGAGTTGCACCTGCAGTTGTCTTATAAGCAAGCTATAGAAATAGCTGAAGAAGAAGCTATAAACCAAGTGTTAGATAAAAATAAATTTAATTTATTACAACGTAGATTAAACTATGATTTGGTAACCTGTGGTATTGCGGCTACTAAAACTAACTTCAATATAAGCAATGGAATAACATTAGATTATGTTGATCCAGCTTATATGGTTTATTCATATACAGAAGATCCTAACTTTGAAGACATATACTACGTTGGTGAAGTTAAAGCAATAACTGTTGCTGAAATTAAAAAACAATTTCCGCACGTATCAAATGAAGCTTTAGAAGAAATACAAAAATCATATAGTAATAATAATTACATATATGGTTGGGGTGCATATGATGAAAATACTGTTCAAGTTTTATACTTTGAATACAAGACTTATATGGATCAAGTGTTTAAGTTAAAACAAACAGATCAAGGTTTAGAAAAAATATTAGAAAAACCAGATACATTTAATCCACCAGAAAGTGATAACTTTAATAGAATATCTAGGTCAATAGAAGTTTTATTTCAAGGTGTTAAAGTTTTAGGTACAGACATGATGTTGAGTTGGGAAATGGCTGAAAACATGACTAGACCAATGGCTGATACCACTAAGGTTGAAATGAATTACGCTATATGTGCACCTAGAATGTACAAAGGTAGAATAGAAAGCTTGGTTAGCAAGTGTATTGGTTTTGCTGATATGGTTCAATTAACGCATCTAAAGCTACAACAAGTTATAGCAAGAATGGTTCCTGACGGTGTGTTCTTAGATATGGACGGGCTAGCTGAGGTTGATCTTGGAAATGGTACAAACTATAATCCAGCTGAAGCGTTAAACATGTATTTTCAAACTGGTTCTGTAGTAGGTAGATCTTTAACTCAAGAAGGAACAATGAATGCAGGTAAAGTTCCAGTTCAAGAACTTTCTACTTCTGCTGGTCAAGCTAAGATTGGAGCGCTAATAAGCACTTACAATTATTATGTTCAAATGATAAGAGATGTAACTGGACTTAACGAAGCTAGAGATGGTAGTTTACCTGATAAAGATACGTTAGTTGGTTTACAAAAGATAGCAGCTCAACAATCTAACATAGCTACAAAACATATAAATAATGCTAGTTTATACTTAACATTAAGATTGTGTGAAAATATATCTAAGAAACTAATAGATGTTTTAAACTTTCCATTGACAGCAAATGCTTTGATAAATAGTATTAGCACTTTTAATGTAAACACGTTGAAAGAAGTTGCTAATTTAAATCTACATGATTTTGGAATATTTTTAGATTTAGAACCAGACGAAGAAGAGAAAGCTAAATTAGAGCAAAACATACAAGTAGCATTGCAGAGTGGAGGTATTAATCTTGAAGACGCTATAGATATTAGGCAAATACGTAATTTAAAATTAGCTAATCAAATGCTAAAACAAAGACGTAGGTTAAAGCAAGATAAAGATCAATCTATGCAGCAAGCTAATATTCAGGCTCAAGCTCAAGCAAATGCAAAGCTAGCAGAGCAAACAGCTTTAGCTGAAACACAGAAGCAAGAAGTTTTAACTAATCAAAAAGTTAGTTTAGAGCAAGCTAAAATGCAGTTCGAGCTTGAAAAGCTGAGAGCAGAAGCTCAAATAAAGAAAGAGTTAATGGCAGAAGAGTTTAGTTACAATATGCAATTAGCAGCAGAGAGAGTAAACAAAGATACTTTAAGAGAAAAAGATATAGAAGATAGAAAAGATAAAAGAGCTCGTATCATAGGTACGCAACAATCACAGATGATACAACAGAGACAAAATGATGGAACACCCATTGATTTTGAATCTACAAACGACACTTTAGGTGGCTTTGGTTTAGAAGCCTTTGCACCAAGGTAATTTTTTAATTTTATAATATTATATTATGGCAGAAGAAGCTGTGGCCACTGAGGTCAAACAAGAAGGTGAATTTTCTTTAAAAGGAAAGAAAACAAAACCAAAGAAACTAGTTGATAGTTCCAAAAAAGAACCTGTAAAGGTTGATTTAACAAAACCCGAGGCACAAGGTGAAGTTGTGCCAGATGTGGTGAAAGTAGATTTAACAGATAAAAAAGAAGAAGATGCCGACAGCGAAGGAGTGGCTGAAGAAATACGGTCAACCGAAAAAGAATTAACAACTCCTTTACAGGAAATAACAGAAGATGAGCTCGATGAAAAAACAATGGAGCTTTATGAAAAAGCTGAAGAAGCTGTTAAGGAACAAGTAAAACAAGGTAAACCATTACCTGAAAATATACAATCACTTGTAGATTTTATGAATGAAACAGGTGGTACAATGGAAGACTATGTAAGACTTAATCATGATTACTCTAAAGTAGATGAACAGGTTTTACTTAGTGAATACTATAAACAAACTAAACCTCATTTAAACCAGGAAGAGATAAGCTTCATAATGGAGGATCAATTCAAGTATGATGAGGAACTTGACGAGCCAAGAGATATTAAAAAGAAAAAATTGGCTTTCAAAGAAGAAGTTGCAAAAGCCCGTAAAGAGCTTGACGCTATGAAAGATAAATACTATCAGGAAATCAAGTTGAAACCTGGTGTTACTCAAGATCAGCAGCAAGCTATGGACTTTTTCAATAGATATAATGAGCAGCAAGACACGGCTAAAAAATATCAAGAGGAATTTAAAAATACTACTAATGAAATTTTCAACGATGAATTCAAAGGTTTTGATTTCAGTTTAGGTGAAAAGAAATTTAGGTATAAAATTGCTAATCCAGCCCAGACGGGTAAACAACAATCTGATATAAATAATTTTATTAGAAAGTATGTAGACGAAAAAGGTCGGGTTACAGATCCCTCAGGATATCACAAGGCTATGTATGCTGCAATGAACGCGGATAAAATCGCTAATCATTTTTACGAACAAGGAAGAGCAGATGGTGTTAAAAATATTGTCGATTCTTCAAAGAACTTAACAAATAAACCTAGGCAAGTTGCCGATGGAAATGTCTTTATTAATGGGCTTAAAGTAAAATCAATTAGTGGATTAGACTCGTCTAAACTAAAAATTAAAAAGAAAAAATTTAACTAATTAAAAATTACAAATTATGGCTTTAAATCCAACATTTGGTGGAATAGTTCCTTCGCAACAACAACAAACTCTTGCGAGCAACTATTTACAATTTGATACTGGAGCTGGTAGAGATTTCTCTCAGCAGTATCTACCTGAACTATACGAACAAGAAGTAGAGCGTTATGGAAACAGAACGTTATCTGGATTCTTGCGTATGGTTGGTGCTGAATTACCAATGACATCTGATCAGGTAATTTGGTCTGAACAAAACAGATTACATGTAGCATACGATAACTGTGCTCAAGGTGGTGCTGCAAATACTATTACAATCCCAATCGCGGCGGACGTAAGCAACGTTATTTCTCCACAACAAACTATCGTTGTGTTAGATGATTTTGGAAACGAATCAAAATGTTTAGTTGTTGATTCTGACTTACAAACAGCTGCTGGTGGTGGTACTGGTGTGCTTAATGTATTACCTTACGGATCAGCTAATTTAGCTACTGAAGGACTTGTTGGTAACGTAAAGATTTTCGTATACGGTTCTGAATATCCAAAAGGAACAAACACTACAATTGCTCCTGGTGGAGGTGTTGTTGCTGTTGCTGGAAACGATTATCCTATCGCTACTATTACTCCTGACTTTACACAATTCTCTAACAAACCTATCATTATCCGTAGCCAATATTCAATCAATGGTTCTGACACAGCTCAGATCGGTTGGGTAGAAGTTGCTACTGAAGATGGAACATCTGGATATTTATGGTATCTAAAAGCTGAGTCTGAAACAAGACTACGTTTTGAAGATTACTTAGAAATGTCAGTTGTTGAAGGTGAGCAAGTAGGTGCTACTTCTACTATTGCTGGTGTAACTGGTACAGAAGGTTTATTTGCTGCTATCGAAGATCGTGGTAATGTGCAAGTTGGATTCTCAGCTGCTACTGGTATTGGTGACTTTGATGATATTCTTAGAAACTTAGATACTCAAGGAGCAATTGAAGAAAACATGTTATTCTTAAACAGAAACACAAATCTAGAATTTGATGACATGCTAGCTGCAATATCTGCTGGTGGATCTGGTGGTACTGCTTTTGGATTATTTGAAAACTCAGAAGAAATGGCATTGAACTTAGGGTTCAGCGGTTTCCGCAGAGGATCTTATGATTTCTATAAAACAGACTGGAAATACTTAAACGATGCTTCAACTCGTGGAGCTATGAGTGGACCTGCTTCTATCGAAGGTGTATTAGTTCCTGCTGGAACAAGCACAGTTTACGATCAGATTTTAGGCACTAACATTAGACGTCCTTTCTTACACGTAAGATACCGTGCGTCTCAAGCTGATGACAGACGTATGAAGTCTTGGTTAACTGGATCTGTTGGTGGAGCTTTCACTAGCGATTTAGATGCTATGACTGTAAACTTCTTGTCTGAAAGATGTTTAGTAACTCAAGCTGCTAACAACTTTGTATTATTCAAAGGAGCATAACAACAAAGGTAATGTTTACCCTCGTTAAAACAACGGGGGTAACTGTTGCCCTTATTAATTATTTAATTATATTATATCATGGCTAAAAAAGCAAAAGCAGAGGTGGCTGTTGAAGAACCTATTAAGGTTGCTCCACCAAAAAAAGAAATTAAAAAAAATCAATGGGAATTAAAAGCTAGAACATATCTCGTTAAAGGTAATAAATCTCCATTAACATTAACTATACCTAGCAAGCATACAAGAAAATCTCCACTTCTCTGGTTTGATAAAGAAAAAAGAGAACAAAGAGAATTAAGATATGCTACTAATATGAATTCACCTTTTGTAGATGAACAAAAAGGAGAAGCTACCCTTGGGCATATAACTTTTAGAGATGGAGTATTGAGTGTTCCTGAAGAAAACCAAATACTACAAAAATTATTAAGTTTATATCACCCGTTAAAAGATAAAAAATATTATGAATTTGATTCTGTTGTTGTTGCAGAAGATGAATTAGATAAATTAGAACTAGAAATCGCAGCTTTAAACGCGGCTTATGGTATGGACATAGACCAAGCCGAAGCTATATTAAGAGTTGAAAAAGGAAGTTCAGTATCAAATATGAAATCAAAAGAACTAAAAAGAGATTTACTTATATTCGCTAAAACTAAACCAGCTTTATTTTTGAATCTTGCCAACGATGAAAACGTTGAGCTTAGAAACTTTGGTATCAAAGCGGTAGAAAACAACGTAATCAAGTTATCTCAAGATCAAAGAACTTTCCACTGGGGATCAAACGACAGAAAATTAATGACTGTTCCATTTGATGAAAACCCATATTCAGCTTTAGCTTCATGGTTTAAAACTGATGAAGGTGTAGAAGTTTATAAATCTATAGAAAAAAGACTATAAACAAGTGATAATATAAGGGGTAGTGTCATGCTGCCCCTATATTATAATTAAAATAACTATGGCAATAAACGTAAATACTGTATATCAAACCGTTCTTTTAATATTAAATAAAGAACAGAGAGGTTATATAACACCTCAAGAGTTTAACAATATTGCTAATCAAGTTCAATTGGAAATATTTAATTCATATTTTCCAGATGGCGATCAGGCTAATAGAAAAAATCAAACTAATCAACAGAACGACACAGAGTTTTATAATTCATTTGATATTCAAGATTCTAGATTAGACCCATTCAAACTCGTAACAAAAGAATTTATTTACGACAGCGATCAAGATGCCTGGGTATATCCATCAAACGTTTTACCTATATCTAAAATAGGCTCAGTATATTGTAACTACAACAATAGAATTACTTACAAACAAGCTGACAGACTTTCCTATAAAGAATTTAGAACTACAGCCAACTCAAGACTCACGGCTCCCACTCAAAACTATCCAATTTTTAATATTACATATATAGAAAAAGACTTCGAGCAAGTAATTCCACTGCAAAGCTATGCAGGTGGAAGCACACTTGTTTTTGATAGCACATACAATATTAGCGTGGGCAACAGTGTGTTTAATAAGACGCAGCAAGTTTTGTACAATAATGTTACAGGATTGTCTACAGTTAACAACACTATTGAAGTTACAGTTTCAGAAAATTTATCAGTCTTAAATCCTCCAGTTGCTGGAGATGAAATGTTAATAATAAAAGCTGATGACATAACTTTATATCCTAATTTATTTATAGAACCAAGACCAAGCTCTATAGAAGTATCAGCGGTGCAAACACCAAGTCAGGTTTCTTGGGCTTATCAAATACAAGCTAATGGTTCTTATTTGTATGATTCTACTGCTTCTACTGATTTTGATTTAGTTCAAGACGAACAATCAAGAGTAGTTTTAGAAATATTAAAGTACTGTGGAGTATTAATAAGAGATCCTCAAATAGCTCAACAAGCTGCTCAAGCAGAGGCTGTTATAGAGGCGAATGAAAAAAGATAATAAATGGCTCAAATAAACGAAACTAATCAACAATATTACGCGGGAGCGCAGGGTTTTCAAGTTGAAGCCGCTACAGGTCAAAGTGCTTTTACTTTTACCTTTGACACGAGTTTAGTATTAGGTAGTTGGGATCCAACAGACACTGACTATGCTTTAAACAATTTTAAACTATATCATAGTTCAAATGGTATAAATTATACAGAAATAACAGGAGTTCCATACGCACCTTATACTATAAACGGAAATACTATAACGTTTGCTTCTGCTGTTCCTCAAGGTGAAACAATAGTTTGTCAATTAAAGAAACTTGACGGGGGAAACTACGGAAGTCAAGATGCTTTTGGCACAACCACTGAAAACAATTACGGTAGTTATTCTTATAATACACTTGAAGATATTGTAAATAACTTTATGATAGGATATGTAGGTGATGGAAAGTTAATACAAAATATTAAGAAAAGTGATGTAATTTTCCACGCTAAAAGAGGACTACAAGAGTTTAGTTATGATACTTTAAAAAGTATTAAATCCCAAGAGCTTAATATACCTCCTAGTTTAAGTGTTATTATACCGCAGGACTATGTTAATTACGTTCGCATGTCTTGGATAGATATGCAAGGTGTTCAAAGGATAATATATCCATCTAATAATTTAACAAACTCACCATACAGAGCACCAGTTCAAGACGCTGATGGAACACCTGTTCAAGATAATTTTGGATCTAATCTAGAAGGAACATCTATTACAGAAGAAAGATGGAAGTCAAATAATCCTTCTTTAATAAACCAAGAGTTTAACCAACAACAATACAACGCTGGCTTAGACTGGTGGGGTTATGAATGGGGGTATGGCGGTATGTGGTACTGGGGATATGGACAATTATATGGAAATGATCCTCAATACGCTCAAGCTAACGGCTGGTTTAATATGAATGAAAGAGAAGGTAAAATATCTTTTTCAAGTAATTTAGTTGGAAGATTAATTATATTAGAATACATATCTGATGGGTTAGCTTACGACATGGATAGTAGAATACCTAAGCTAGCAGAGGACGCTTTATATGCTTATATAATACATGGTATAATATCGCTTAGAGCTGGTCAACCAGAGTACGTTGTAAATAGACTTAGAAGAGATAAAGCATCTAAACTGCGTAATGCAAAAATTAGATTATCAAATATAAAATTAGATGAAATCACTCAGGTTATGAGAGGTAAGTCTAAATGGATAAAACACTAGAATTAAATGCCTGAAATTAAGAATAATTTTCTTAGATCCAAAATGAATAAGGATCTAGATGCTAGATTAATTCCCAATGGAGAGTATAGAGACGCTGTAGGTATAAACATAAACCAATCAGAAGGACCAGACGTTGGCGCTATGGAAGTTGTTTTGGGTAATGAAAAACTTTTTAGTTTATCAAATCCAGATATGCGCTTTATAGGTAGATTTGATGACGAGGTAAATGATGTTATTTATTTATTTGCCACAGATCACACTGGTCAAGGTGAAGCTCCATCATCAACAAATCATCAAATATTAAGATACGCTAATGGTGGTACAACGGCTCAAGTTTTAGTTGAGGGTTATTTTTTAAATTTTACACAAGATAATATAATAACAGGTGTAAACTTATTAGAAACTCAATTATTTTTTACAGACAATAGAAACCAACCTAGAGTTATAGACGTAACAAACACTCTTGGTTATTACACAAAAGAAGAGCATATATCAGTTGCTAAGTTTTCGCCCTACAAATCTATAAGTATTTTATTTGCGCAAGACAAACAGGTTGCTTCTTTTAATAGTGGAACTCCTAGTGATATAGTACTTAACAATGTTACAGATATTAAGGTAGGTGATATTGTATACAATGAAACTCAGCAAGCAGAATATGGTCATGTTGAAAAAATCTCTGGAACTACCGTAACAGTTGATAAAGATTTAACAGATCCTAACGAGCAAGCGCCTGGATATACTTTAGCAAAACCACCAGTAACAGATGATGTATTAAGATTCTCTAGATCAACAATGACTGATGAGTCTGATGATCCTAATTGGCCTGGTGATCCTGATTTTTTAGAAGATAAATTTGTTAGATTTAGCTATAGATTTAAATATGACAATAACGAATATTCTCTTGTAGCGCCTTGGACTCAACCTGTATTTATACCTAAACAGTTTGGATTTTTTGGTGAAAAAATATATGATGCTTTAGGTGTAGAATTAGAAGATCTTAAAGACGAAGAAAACGCTTTTAGAAGTACTATATTAAATTGGTTTGAAAATAGAGTTAATCAAGTAGAATTAAGAGTTCCTTTTCCTTCTAATTATCCTGTTAATGATTATAAAATAAAACAAGTTGAAATTCTATTTAAAGAATCAGATGCTGTCCAGCAGCAAATATTAGAGAGAGTACCAATAAGTGAAGTTACATTTGATGCAAATTACGAGCCTCAAAATAATTATTATAATTATACTTATCAATCTAAAAAACCATATAGAACACTTCCAGAAAGTGTAACAACTAGAGTTTCTGACAAAGCTCCAGTTAAAGCTTTATCACAAGAGTTGATAAGTAATAGAGTTGTTTATGGTAATTTCGCAGATAGATGGGATCCTCCTTCTTTAAAATATACAACACAAGCAAATCCTAGAAGTTCTCAATTCAGTGATGATGTTGCTGAATATCCTAACCACACTTTAAAACAAAATAGAAACTACACTATAGGTGTTGTCTTTTATGATAAATATGGAAGAGCTTCAAGTGTTGTAACTTCTGATATTGTATCTCAACAGGATCTAGACGATAAAATATCTACGCTTTATCATGCTTATAAAGACCAAGGTGATGTTGGATATGGGGGTTTTACTGGAGACTATAGAATATATGACTGGTTAGGTGATCAACTTAGAATAAACTTTCAACAAGCTATACCTGAGTTTCCTGTAAATAATTATCCAGGCGCTTATGCTCAAGGAACAACATTTACTTTAACTACAGGTAATACAACGTCTATAACTACAACAGCTCCATTTACATACACTATAACAGGTGTTGATTTTACTTCGGAGATTTTAGTAGATAACTACTTAAGAGGTTATTATGTAGATTATACTAAAGTTATAAGTTCTGAATATATCAACGGTGACACAGTTGTAGTAACAGAGGAGCAACCTGCTGATATATATGAATACAACGGAGGATATCCAGGTCTTGAACCACTTGAACCAAAGAGATCTTATAAGATAAATCCAGCGGGTTGGTATAGCTTTAGAATAGTAGTACAGCAACAAGAACAAGATTATTACAACGTTTATCTACCTGGTCTTACGAATGGATTTCCATGGAATGGTGATGAAATTGTTTCACCTTTTTTCGGATCTAGAGTACCATTAAACGAGCTTTTCCCTCAAAACGTAGGTAGTATAGCAACTACGCCTCTTATATCTGACAATATAAATAAGATACCTAGAGATTTAGCAGAAGTAGGACCTGATCAAGAACAATATAGATCTAGTGATACTAAGTTATTTTTAAGGGTAAACAACACTAAAAATCTATTTAGAATAGATAGGCTTTTTGCAGGAGCAACTTACTCAGATGCAACAAATGTACCTACGCAAACTTTAATAGGTGACGGAAAGGGGTTAACAGTTAATATAACAGTAGATGGTACTGGAGGTGTTGACTCAAGTATTGGTATATACGAGCTTGGTTATGGATATAAAGATGGCGATGAAATAAGAATTTTAGGTGGAGATGGTAATGCAACAGCTGAAATAAAAATACAAGACAAAGAAAATCAATTATATTTTCCAGGAAGATCAGATCACTATGTATCTCAAATAGGTAAACAACAAGAGATTTTAGATGCCACGGCTTCTACAGATCCTGGAAACACATTGCTTTCTAAATATATTCCATATGATGGTTATTACTCTTCTGAGAGTAATCCACTAATTGCTGTTATAGAATTAAACAATCAAGAAGAAGCCGGTGTTACTTATCAAGAGTGGTTTTCTAGTAGACCTTTACTTCCAAGGCTATGTGTTTATGAAACAGAACCAGTCCAATCAGTTCTTGATATATATTGGGAAACAAGCACAAATGGTTTAGTTTCAGATCTTAATGATTTAATATTAACATCTTTCAACGGTGTTTACGATTTAAGAGGCTTTAGCTCTAACTTCAGAGAAAGTATAGACTACTCTACAACGCCTCAAACTGTTACTGATATATTCTACGGAATAGACTCAACAGGTGGTAACGCCTCTGGTTTGGGCCCTCAGACAGGTATAGTGCAAGTTACAGATGGCAACGGCGTAATAGTGCAAACAGAAACAACACCTACAGGAGATCAAATATTTTATTTAGATATAAATCCTACTGCTGGAGGAGATGAGCTTAGAGTCTTTTGTCAAAAAAGTTTTACGTACAGAGATATAAGTTCTGTAACAGATAGATATACTGTTACGATAAGAACTCAGTTGGGTGGAGAAATTACTGAGCATGATAGAATAATATGGCTTCAAAATGATCCACCGTTTTTCTTAGTAGCTCAAAATAATAATATTCAATTACGCCCTACAGAGCAAGATGTAGCTGCTATAACCGACCTTAGAAACGGAGCTGGAAATGAAAATGATCCTTTTCCTGAAAATAAGATAGTTCAACTTATATTCGAGGTTGCAGAACAAAGAAAACAATTAACCCCTACAACCGATATAGCTACTGATATATTTACTGTAGATCCTATAACATACTCTAGTTTTAGTGGATTTGGACAATCGTTTTTAAGAGTTAATGCTACTCAAACTCAAACAGGTGATGTTTATACCGTTAAGTTAAGAGCTACAGATGCTTCTCAAGGTATTGGTTTCTTGGTTTACGAAGTAAATTTATCAATAACTATTATAGATGGACCTAAAATTACTTCAGGGCCAGGTACTGTTGATTTTAATCAATCATTAGTTGAAACTAATCCTAGATGGGAATGTAATACATCAACTTTTGGAGGAACTAATCAGCCACTTAGAAGTTATAATATTTATAATGGATTTTTAAGACCTGGAAACAACCCAGCGGCTGGTGGATGCTATAATGGTTGTTACTTTCCTAACACAACAAACTTTGTAAATAACGAAGTGGCTAGAAAGTATAATTCTA